TAGGTTTTAATGGTGAAGAGGTAGGTCTATCATCAAAAGAATTAGTTAAACAAGATTTAGCAAGAGAAGCTGCAACAGAACAAACAAGTAAGACACCCCCTAAAATTAAAAATTGGGATATGCAACTACGAGCACTTCAAGAAAAAGCTACAGAGATAGATGCACCAGAAGAAAGTTTACCAACGTTTAGATTAAAAACAAGTTTAGAAAGTTTTTGTTTTAATACTAGAGTGACTAAAGACAAAAAGAAAATATTATTAGGTAGACCTTTTGAAGATGAGTCTTCTATTAAATTTACTTTTGGTGACTTCTTTAAATATATAAAAGCTGATGAATGGAATATTACTTCAGACGTTACCCACCAAATGTTAAAAAAAATTCCTGGTATTACAAGAGATAAGTTTCACATTAAAGAAGGTGTTAAACGATGGGTATATGTTTTACATAAAGAACAGTTTGACAATGAGCCTGCAACAGAACAAGAAGTTCCAGAGTATGTTAACCAAGAAAAAGAAAGTCCGTTTTAATGTTAGACAAATTTTACAGGAGAAGATATAAAATTTTAGGTGGTCCAGGTTGTGGTAAAACAACCAAGATATTAGAAATTCTAGCAGATTATATTAAAGGAGGTGTTAACTTAGATCAAGTTTTATTAATTGGTTTTGCTAAAGCAACAGCAGAGGAATTACGAGCTAGGGTTATTAAAAAAGGTTTATTGACAGAAAAGCAAGCTGAATCAATTAAAACAATACATAAATTTTGTTTAGATCATATAGGTAAACACGATATCTTGAACTCCAGTGTAAAAAAAGATTTTAAAAAAAGAATGGCTTCTGATCCTGACACTTGGGTTATGTTGGATGATGAAAAATACGACAGGGATGATGACGTGCCTGCAGCATGGACTGAAAAAGAAGATAAAAAATTAGCTATTTATTATGACATAATAAACAAAGCACATCATAAAATAGGTTTTGATAAAAGACATAAATACAAAGATGATTTAGATAAAATTATAAGTTACTTTAGAGAAAGTGAAAACGATAAATTTAAATATGTACACACAGCGCAATTAACTTATTTTTATACTAACCTTAAAAAATTTAAAAGTCAGACAGGAGTTATTGATTTTGATGATATGTTATTAAAAGCTTTATACCCCACAGTAGAATTTCCATCTTATAAATTAGTGCTGGTTGATGAAGTACAAGATCTTTCAAAATTAGAATGGCAGGTCATATCTAAAATAGCACAAAAAACTGAAGAATTATTTTTAGTTGGTGATGATGATCAAGCTATATATGGGTGGAAAGGATCAGACGTTCGTTTATTTCAAAAATGGCCTTGTAAAAAAGAAAATGTTACGCGTTTAGAAACATCTTATAGGCTTCCAGGAAAAATATATGACTTTGCTATAGGTATAAGGGATGAAATAAATAATAGATTAGGTAATGAATTTACTTGTCATAAAAGAATACACCCAGAAAATAAAGACGAAGGACATATCTCCTATATAAATGGTTTAGATGAAATAGAACATTTAAATAAAGATTCTCAAATAATTCTTTGTGCAAGAACGAATGCTCTTCTTAGACCTTACGCTGAATTTTTAAAAGAAAATAATTTAATATGGCTAGAAAAATCACAAAGCATGGATGACAGGGGTAAATTTAAAAGTTCTTTTCCCGACGGTTGTAAAGAAGTCATAGAGTTTTGGCATACTCTACAAGAAGGACATCCAATTAAAGGTACAAGTTACATAAAAATGGTTAAACAAATGAATGTAGAATTTATTTCTGAAAGAAAGAAAACTGCTTTATCTAAAAAAGATACAGCGCCAATAGAATTATATGAAGCAGACAAGATGTTTTCATATGAAGAATTAAAAAACAAATTTTATCTCAATGCTTCTTTAGAAAAAATGTGGCATGAAATTTTTTATTTTGATACTACACGAATTCAATCAGCTAAAAAACCTAAAGCTATATTTAGAGATAGAGAAGACTTTAACTATTACCTAAAAGGTTGTTGGGAAAAAAATAAAAATTTAACGACTGAAATTACATTATCAACTATTCATGGGGTAAAAGGAAGAGAAGCTGACAAAGTAGTTTTATGTGTTGAATGGGGTTATTCCTTAAATGCATATAATAAAGGAAATCAACAAGACGAAGACGAGGAAATTAGGGTTTGTTATGTAGGTGTTACTAGAGCTAAAAAAGAATTATATTTATTTCAACCACCTGGATATAACAAATATCCTTTTCCATTATTACAAACTTACTTAGGAGAAAAATATGACGGATAAAAATATGTTAGAGGAAGCTTTTCCTCAAGACAAACAAATTGGAGGATCTCACTACAAAGACTTCCACATTCAACCTTATGAATTTATTTCAAAGAATAATTTATCGTTCTTTCAAGGAAACGTTGTGAAATATGTTTGTAGATATTTACATAAAAATAAGATAGAAGATCTTGAGAAGATCAAACACTATTGTGATCTAGAAATTAAAAAGATGAAAGATACAAAATGATACAAAAACCTTTATTCACTGCACAGACAGAATGGTTTCCACCAGATGATTTTCCAGATTTATCTAAGTATGATGAGATAGCTATCGACTTAGAAACTAAGGACCCAGATTTAAAAACAAAAGGTTCTTCATCAATGAGAGGACAAGGAGATGTAGTTGGTATTGCAGTAGCTGTTAGAGATTGGTCAGGCTATTATCCTATCGCACATGAATCAGGTCCCAACATGGAAAGAAAAAAAGTTCTTGGTTGGTTTCAAGATGTACTTAAAACAAAAGCAGATAAAGTATTTCACAATGCTATCTATGATATGTGTTGGATTCACAGACTAGGGCTCACGGTTCACGGAACAGTTGTTGATACAATGGTTATGACTTCTTTAGTTAATGAAAACAGATTTAGATATGACTTAAACTCTGTAGCACAACACTATACAGGTATGGGTAAAAATGAATCTGCATTACAAGAAGCAGCAAAAGATTGGGGTGTTGATCCTAAAGCAGAGATGTACAGACTTCCTGCTATGTATGTAGGTGAGTATGCTGAAAGAGATGCAGAAGTAACTTTAGCTTTGTGGCAAGAACTTAAAAAAGAAATTGAACATCAAGACTTACAATCGATTGTTGAATTAGAACAAAAAGTTTTTCCTTGTATACTAGATATGAAAGTAAAAGGTGTAAGGGTTAGTGAATCACAGGTTGATCAACTAGATCACCAATTAAAATTGTCTTATGATAAATATATAAAAAGAATACATGACGACACAGGTATGTATCCTGAAGTTTGGGCTGCAAAAAGTATTGAACTTGTATGTAACAAACTAGGTATTGATGACTTTGATAGAACAGAGAAGACACAGAAACCTTCTTTTACAAAAAACTATTTAAAGAATCACAAACATCCAGTGCTTCGAGCTATCGCAAGTGCAAGAGAACTTGATAAACTAAAGAATACTTTCTTAGAGTCTATTAAGAATTATGTTTATAATGGTAGAATACATGCAGATATACATCAGTTAAAAGGAGACTTTGGAGGAACCATAACCGGCAGGTTATCTTACTCAAATCCTAACCTACAACAATTACCTAACTATAGTAATATTGGTAAGGGTATTAGGTCTATATTTATGCCTGAAGAAGGCCGTAGATGGGGTTGTTTTGACTATTCTCAGCAAGAGCCTAGGCTGGTAGTGCATTATGCTTTAGCAACGCTAGGAACCACTGGGGTTCAATCTATTGCAGATAAGTATGATGAAGCAGGGGAAAACCCATATGATTCAGATATTCAAAAAGCAGCAGACTTTCATAGTATGGTAGCTGAAATAGCAGACATAGATAGAGGACAAGCTAAAACAATTAATCTTGGTTTGTTTTATGGTATGGGTAAAGCTAAACTACAAGCACAACTAGGTGTAACTGAGCAAGTAGCCAAAGATCTTTTAGAAACGTACCATAGTAAAGTACCATTTGTAAAACAATTGATCCATCACACAATGGACCGTGCTCAACAAAGAGGTTGGATTAGAACTATACTAGGTAGAAAATGTAGATTTAACATGTGGGAACCAGCATCGTTCGGGATGCACAAACCACAAACATTTGATGATGCGTGCATGGAACACGGATCACGGAACATTAAAAGAGCATTTACATATAAAGCATTAAATAAATTAATTCAGGGTAGTGCGGCAGATATGACTAAGCAATCTATGATAAATCTAAGAGAAGCTGGTATTACTCCAATGATTCAATTACATGATGAGTTAAATGTATCATATGAAAATGAAGAAGAAGCTGATAAGATAAAAGAAATAATGGAACAAGCTGTTCCATTAAAGGTACCCAACAAAGTTGATTTTGAAGATGGTGAATGTTGGGGTGATATTGTAAACAACAGAGAGGAAGAGGAAGACAAGGACTTCTTTTAATATGAATGGCTTACTTAAATGCAAACATACCAGCAACTTATGCACAAATAAAAAGAGAATATTTATATGATCTTAAAAAACATCATGGAGAAGTTGAAGACTGCATTGTGTTTGGTCTTAGCGCTCTTACAGGTCGTGCTATATTATTTCATGCTATTATGGAAAACGGTGCAGTATTTTATCGCTTACCAATTAGCGCGTTTATTCAAAAGGGATTTGAACCATCCAGAGTGCCCGCAAGACGACTTGATGAACTACAGCTCTGGAATAGTTTTTCTTATTATCCTTCTGTCCATCGTTGGGATATACTAGACGGACAAGCAGGAAAGTATATTGGTAAAGATAAGAAGTGGCATCCAGGTAAGTATTTATTTACCGTTGACTTTGCACATCCAGATAGTAATATACTTGACACTGATCATTCAGAGATTCCGCACGAACATAAGTGCGCACACATAATTGCCCTCGATGATGGTAATTTTGCAGCACAACCTAACAATAGATGTATATGGGACTTACCT